ATAAGTCCTTCGGTGATGCAGCGTTTGAGTCACTGAGTAACTACAAGACTGCAAAGGAAGGTCAAGTGTACATCCTGTACAGTCCAGCCTACCCTAGCTGGGTTAAGATAGGCATGGCAATAGACGCAGAAGACAGGCTAAAGCAATTCCAGACAGGTAGCCCATACAGGGACTACATCTTGATAAAGGCTTATGACACTAAGGACAGACGTAGAGCAGAGAGTGAGATACATGAGCTACTAAGGAAAACTCATGGCAATAAGAATGAGTGGTTTGTAATTGCTGCACCAGTAGCTGAACGTATACTAGATGGATACTTTGATGAAAACAACTAACACCCTGATAGATGACATATACAATCTTGTGAAGTTCAAGTCTCCTGATCGCTCAGTAGACGCTGAACAGATCATTGATGACTTCGGTGAAGCATGTAAGGATCTTATGCGTAAGGAGTTTACCCGGCGTGGTAGCTTTGATGCACGTAAGCTGCGTATGTCTAACATCGGCAAGACTGATAGGTTCCTGTGGAATCACTACAATAATGTAGGGCCGAAGGAGAAGATGCAGCCACATACACTTGTGAAGTTCATGTACGGTCATCTCATTGAGGAAATGCTGCTACTGTTTGTACGTCTAGCAGGGCACACAGTGACACATGAACAAGCACAGGCTACTGTACAGGGCATCTCAGGCAGCATGGACTGCAAGATTGATGGCATAGTGACTGACGTTAAGTCTGCCAGTACCTACGGCTTCAAGAAGTTCAGGGACGCTTCACTTGCCTTTGATGATCCGTTTGGGTACATAGATCAGATCAAGGGATACGCTAGGTCTGAAGGTGAGACACAGGTAGGCTGGCTGGCTATGGATAAAGCTAACGGTCACTTGACTTACCTGAAGTATGACTTAGAGGACAAGCAGGCTCCTGTCTATGAAGTGCTGAAGAAGGACATAGAGGAGCGTATCATCCATGTTAAGGAGATGGTAGAGCAGAAGGAACCACCACCCTTGTGCCATGACACAGTGCCTGATGGCAAGTCTGGTAACAAGAAGCTGGCTATGGGCTGCTCTTACTGTCACTTCAAACATGCTTGCTATCCAGACCTTCGTACATTCTTGTACTCTACAGGGCCACGATACTTAACGGAGGTGGTAAATGAGCCTAAAGTCCAAGAGATCACGTAAGCAGAGCATCTACAGGTCAGGCTTAGAGAAACGCTTTGCACAGTCAGCGCCTAAAAGACGCTATCTGTATGAGCCATATGATGTACCATACGTGATGCACAGGAAATACAAGCCAGACTTTGTGGACAAGAAGACGGGTGACTACATTGAGACTAAAGGATTCTTTAGGGCAGGAGACACCCAGAAGTACACATCAATACGTGATAGTATTAAACCAATCAAGTTAATCTTTGTCCTGTCAGACCCCAACAAGAAGGTCAGGAAAGGTTCTAAGATTACGATGGGACAGTGGTGCCACAAAGAAGGTTTTGAGTTTTACACAGTTGATGAGTATGTAGATCATGTCACTAACAATGGATGAAGTAATAGAGCGTATCCTTAAACGCTATGACGCTGAAGACTTACTGGAAGCCCTGGACATTAGTTCTGAAGAGCTGCTGGATAGGTTTGAAGATAAATTTATTAACCGTCTACAGGTGTTTGAAGCCGAAGTAGATGAAGATGAAGTAGAGGTAGAACAAGATGAGTATTGATGACGCAACACCAGCAGAGTGGAATGCACTTAGGAAAAAAACTGCTACCCCTGTAGCTGACACATGGAATCATATCTATGATGATGACAACGAGCCTAACGACCACCCAGTGTACGGAGACTATAAGCACGACAATGTACACCGGCCAGAGCATTACAACACTGGTAGCATAGAGTGTATTGATGCTATTAAGGGTATGCTCAATCACGACGAGTACATTGGATACCTGCGTGGCAATGCCCTGAAGTACATGTGGCGCTTTAGATACAAGAAGAGTCCTATTGAAGACCTACGTAAAGCTAGGTGGTACGAAGAACGATTGATTAGTTACATGTTGGAGCACCCTAGTGACAAGTAAGGTAGGCGTACAGGATTATTTAGGTATACAGATTGATTATGACAGAGAAGAAAACCTTAATGTGTTCTCACTAGAGACACTGAAGGATAGATATTTCTGGGGAGATGAGACACATGCCCAAGAAGCATTTGCCAGAGCGTCGGTCTATGGTGCAACGTATCAAGGACATACTGACTACAATCTTGCACAGCGCCTTTATAACTACGCAAGCAAGGGCTGGTTCGGTTTTAGCACTCCTATACTTAGTAACGGGGGAACCACTCGTGGTTTACCTATTAGCTGCTTTCTCAATTATGTTCCTGATTCAAGGCGTGGTCTTTCTGATCACTACGATGAGAACATATGGTGGGCAAGTGGAGGTGGAGGCTTGGGTGGATATTGGGGTGCTGTTAGAAGTAATGGCGTTTCAACTGCTAACGGTAGTCAGTCTACTGGTAGCATACCTTTCATGCACGTAGTTGACAGTCAAATGCTTGCCTTTAACCAAGGCGTAACAAGGAGAGGATCTTATGCAGCGTATATGGACATCAGTCATCCAGAAGTGGAAGAGTTTATCGCTATGCGAAAGACTACTGGGGGCGATCTTAATCGTAAGTGTCTTAACCTTCACAACGGAATTACAATCACAGATGAGTTCCTGGCCTCCGTCATGTCTGATGATAGCTGGAGGTTAATAGACCCTAAGTCTAAGCAGGCAGTAAAGACTGTGTCCGCTAGGGACTTGTGGTGGCAGCTAGTACACACTAGAGCAGAGACAGGTGAACCCTACATTGTTAACCTAGATCGCTGTAACGAGGCTCTACCGCAGCCACAGAAGGACATGGGACTAGAGGTACGCCAGAGTAACTTGTGTTCTGAGATTACACTACCAACCAGTGAGGATCGTACAGCAGTGTGCTGCTTGTCTAGTGTTAACTTAGAATACTTTGATGAATGGAAGGACGATGAACTGTTTATCTTTGACATGATTAACATGCTGGATAACATCATTGAACATTTTATTGACAACGCTATGATAGATACAGGCATGAACGTGTCAGCAGATAGCATAGAGGAGTTTAGAGATTATGTTAGAGCAGATAAAACAGGCTTTGCAAAAGCCGCTTATAGCGCATATAGAGAACGTGCGGTCGGTCTTGGAGCGATGGGTTTTCATAGTTACCTTCAACGTAATGGAATCCCTTTTGAAGGAATGTACGCCTCCAGCTTCAACAATAGAGCGTTTAAGACAATCAAAGAAAGATCTGAGATGGCTTCCAGAAGTCTGGCTAGAGACCGTGGGGAGGCTCCTGACATGGTTGGTAGTGGCCGTCGCAATTCCCATCTGCTTGCTATTGCCCCTAATGCTAGTTCTAGTATTATATGCGGTGGAACAAGTCCTAGTATTGAGCCTACAAGGGCTAACGTATTTACGCACAAGACTCTAACAGGCTCATACAAAGTAAAGAACAAATACTTGGAGAAACTACTTGAAGAGAAAGGTACCAACACAGAGAAAACGTGGAAAGATATTGCTGCTGCTGAAGGCTCTGTTAAAGACCTACCGGAACTATCGGAAGAAGAGAAAGAAGTTTTCAAGACAGCGCCTGAACTTAACCAAATTTGGGTCATTGAACACGCCTACCAAAGACAGAAGTACGTCTGCCAAGCACAGTCAGTAAACCTGTTCTTTGAGCCGCCACCAGCTACAGCACCACAGGAGATCCACGATGAGTATCTGGAGTATGTTAATAGCGTTCATTGGACAGGAGCTAACAAACTCAAATCTATGTATTACCTGCGAACTACAGCGGCTAGAAATACAGAGAATGTTAACATCAAGATACCCAGGATCAACTTAGAGGATGGGGAGTGTCTCTCCTGTGAAGGATGACAAGGATAAGTTCAACACATACTGCCTACAACAGTGGGCAGCTTATGTGGAAAAGTCAGGTACTTTGAGCTTCAAAGAATACCTAAAGAGAAACAAAAAACTATTGGAGAAAACTTATGATAGATCCAAAGATTAGCGCCATGAAGCGCCTGTACAACGCTGAGATAGACGTGTACAAGGCAGAGGTGCAGAACTACCTAGACAATCCTGTGGCTGTAGGTGAGCATGGTAACTTGATTGAGACTATGGACAAGCTGGTGCAGAAGATTGCTGAAGCAGAGGACAAACTGATTGTACTGGAGACACACTTTAGTGAGTAATGTAATTAACCTTATGCCTACACAGGCTACCGCTGACGAGGTACTAGAGGACTGTAAGGGTGAGTTTAATCACGTACTGGTACTAGGGTGGACTGAAGATGACGCTCTGACAGCTAAGGCTACAGAGTCTATGGACTTGAAGGAGACCATCTACTTGGTGGAAGTATTCAAGCAAGCAGTAATTATGGCAGGACATGAAGTAGAATGAGTGATGAACTAATACACCTGATTAGCCTGTGGGCAATGAAGCGTGGTATACTTAACAACAGCACACCTTTAGCACAGTTTGCTAAACTTGTGTCTGAGATGGGAGAGCTAGGGGACAACATAGCCAAGCAGCGTGATGTGACTGATGACATTGGTGACTGCTTGGTGGTGTTAAACACCTTAGCCATTATGAATGACACTACCCTAGAGGAATGCCTAAAGGTAGCGTATGATGATATTAAAGATCGCAAAGGACACATGAACAGTCATGGTGTCTTTATTAAAGAAGGAGATGCAGCTTGAGTTTATTGGATACTAGAGATTACTACAAACCGTTTGACCATCCTTGGATGTTTGACTACTACTCACAACAGAACCAGATGCACTGGTTCCCAGAAGATGTACCTCTGCACAATGACGTTAAAGATTGGCAGACAATGACTGATGAGGAGAAGAACCTCCTGACTCAGATCTTTCGTTTGTTTACACAGTCTGATGTAGACGTTAGCTCTGGTTATGTAGACAGGTACATGAAGTTGTTTAAGAAACCTGAAGCACGTATGATGATGGGTGCGTTTAACAATATGGAGTCCATACACCAGCACGCCTATAGCTTGCTACTGGACACCGTAGGGATGCCAGAGATAGAGTACAAAGCCTTTGCAGAGTACGAGGCTATGGCAGACAAGCATGAGTACATCAACGCTGTAAAGGTTGCTAAAGGCGACAAGAAGAGCATTGCTAAGGCACTGGCTATCTACTCAGCTTTTACTGAAGGACTTCAATTGTTTAGTAGTTTCATTATCCTGTTAAACTTCCCAAGGTTTGGTAAGATGAAAGGTATGGGACAGATCATTACTTATAGCATACGTGATGAGTCCATGCACGTAGAGGCAATGACAAAGCTATTCAGGGAGTTTATGCAGGAGAACATTGATCTGTGGACTGATGACTTCAAGGCTGAGATCTATCAGGCATGTCGTGAGATGGTTGACCTAGAGGATAGGTTCTTGGACTTGGTGTTTGAGCAGGGTGACATCCCAGGATTGACCAAGAAGGAGATGCAACAGTACATCAGGTACATTGCTGACCGTAGGCTGCTACAGTTAGGACTGAAGACTAACTACAATGTCAAAGAGAACCCACTAAACTGGCTGGACGATGTGTTAGGTGTAGAGCATCAGAACTTCTTTGAAGGCAGAGCTACCACCTACATGAAGGCTGGCTTACGTGGTGACGTAGGGAAGGTTAAGTTTTCTAATGTAGCTTGACAGGAAGACTTGGGGGCGCAATGCCCCCTTTGTCTCTACTGTTCTACCGCTTTCCTTCTTATTTCTTTCTCTTTCTCAGAAGCATCTATCCCTGCTACGTACAGATAGCTTCTTAAGTTTGCTTCGTAAGTAGGCAAGTTTTTTTGTGTTGGAGGAGTCAGTAGCTTTATTAGGTACTCTGGATCTACTAAGGCTCTCTCTAAAACAGCTTGAGTCTGTTGTGATGTAAGGCTTCCCATAACCTTGTCTACAGTCCCCATAATCCTAGATGTTAGAATTAAGTTAGATCTAGCACCTGTCATCCCTGCTGTTTTAGCGCCTATATAAGTTGATAGTAACTTTTGTCCCGGGGATTGTTTCATAGCAACAGCGGCTTTACTGTCTGTTTTTGCTGTAGTGTCTAATACAATCCTAGCTACATTGTCTACTCTACGCAGTGCAGCTTGTTGCTGTTTAGTCAATACATTATTAAACAGTATAGACATTCCGGGATCTGTCTGAGATGAAAGTATAGGATTTAAGGCATTTAACCCTGTCTGATATCCTTTTTTACCTTTGACTCTCATTTGTCTCATAAACTCACGCATAACAATAGCTTGTAAACCTTGATCCACACCTTGTTTCTGCATTACAGTCACTAAGTTTTTAGCATCCTGTGCTGATATGTTTTTTAACCTAGAAATTATCCTGTCTGGGTCACCTCCAATTAAAGCAGCTACTGATGTTTTCTGTTCATCTAAAGCAGTTGCTGTTCTACCTTCTAAAGAAGCTACTTTTTGAGAAGCTACTTTTATCTCACTCTGTATTGTTTTTAAGTCTAAAGATAAACTAGGAAATAATCTAAAAGTGGGGCCGTAGTCTTTTAGGAATTTAGCTTTGTCTTTAACATCATAAAACATATCTCTAAGAGCTACTTGAATAGGAGCAGTGAGTCCTTCTGCTGCTGGGATAGGAATACCTATTCTAGGTCTTCCTTCTTCACCTACAGTATATTTTGTAACTTCCCCGCCTTCTGCTCGTGTAAACCTTCCTACTTGTGCAGAACCTTTGCCTCCAGCACTTATTATTGTTTCTAAGGCAGCGTCAGGCTCTATTTTAGGTGCCCCTGATGCGTCGTTCTGTAGTATTTTAGCTAAATCTCCTTGATAATATAGCTGCCTAAAAGCTCTGGTGTACGCTGCTGCTTCTCTATATTGGGGGCTTGTTCCTGCTTCGTCTATAAAAGAAGCTATTCTTGCTTCTATTTCTCCATAATTAGACGCTAAAGAACCGTTACCAGCAGTGTTGGCTGCTCTCTGTTTACTTAAAACTGTACTCCGTAGCTCTTCTAAAGCAGCAAAAGTATTATTGTCTTTGTTACCAAGTTTCCTAACTTCGTCTAATATGGCAGGTCTATCAGCAGGCTCTCCTATTTTTTTACTTAAATCTTGCTGTAGTTTTAGTAATTGTGCCCTTAGAGGTTTTAAGTCTAGTTTTTCTGTTCTTTCTACAGCCTTCCACACTTTATCTTGTACTTCTCTAGCTCTTTGAAAAGCAACTCTAGTAGCTGCTGCTAACTCCCTAGACGACGCTTCTACCCTAAAGTTTGGAGAAGGATTAGTTTCTAACGACCTAAGAGCATCCCTAGCTAGATCAGCTTCTGCTTCCATATTGCTTCTAAGAGCCAGTATAGAGTCTG